AATAAATCTGGCTCTTGGTCGTACAAGTCTGCCAACTCCCTTGAGCTTGTCATTTGCCAATGTTTTATCTGGCACAAATCTTCAAGCTCATAATAAGTAAAAGATTTTACTAAATGCTTATATTTCATTAATTAAATCCTTTGCATAAAATTTACCAAGAATGTTTTGGTTCAAAAAATCATCTGAAAACAAAGCTCCACAAAGAAAAAGATTATGAGCTTCCCAATAAGACAATTCCGTCTTGTTTTTGCACCACATCAAGATTTCCTTTTTTACTATTGGGCTAGGATTAAAAATTTTACTAGAGCCTGTATAGGATTTCCAGTTCGTATTTTTCTCTTCTCTCCTAACGGCATTTTTCCTCATACCCTTCAGGGGTCTTAGCTTCTTGTTGGTCTTGGCAAGCTTTTTGCCTATGTATTGCTTGCCATCTTCATATGTAATGCAATATATAAATCCAATAAAGCCAGCAGGAATATCCTGCACCTCATCGTCTTGGTATGTCCAATTCATTAGAACGCCAATTCTGCTTCGCTGTCAACTGATTGAGCCGGGCTTTGGTTCTGTGGAGCTTTTTTGATATTCTCTGCTCTTTTTAATTTAGATGCAATATCTTTTGCTTCTAGCCCATTAGCTCTTTCTTTATAGTTTTGTCTTGTTGCAGGATTGTACCAGCCAATTACGCCTGGAAGAGTATAAATAATCGATGGGTCATTCCATTTTGGCTCTTCTTGCAGTTGGACTACTACTGTAATTTCTTTTCCATATAGTTCTCTAAAAACTTGAGTATCTATAGTTTTGTCTTGACTTAAAACGATACTGCCAGCAGTAGGTTTCAATGAGCTTGCTTCAATGCCTAACGCCCCTAAAAACTCTCTTATTTGCAGTGAACCAAATGTCGGTTTACCTTCAGGTGTTCTTTGTGTGCCTGTTTTAGAATTTATATACCAGAACTTTTCTGTTCCTATTTTGCCATTCGCATATTTAAAGCTAACAACAAAAGCTTTTGCATCACTTGAGTTACTTGGCAATAGATACACTTCTTGCAGTGTGACTTTGTGCTCGCCAGCATCAATTTTCTTAGAGCCGTCATACTCAACTATAGCTTCTTCACTTATTTCAAAATCAAACCATTCATTATTCATTTTTTATTCCTTTTTATTTTTTTATGTTATAGTATTCGCAGAATACTTTATCAACTACAGCCAAGTCGTTGTCAATCAACGCCTCGCTGAACATCTCCATAGGTGCCTTTGTGGCGTCATTCCCTAAAGTTTTTGTTCTAAATACAAAACGACCATCAATATATTCTGCACTCAAAACAATTGTAACAAGACCTTCGATGGTTACTTTTTCATCGAGGAGCTTTCCAATTGTTTTAGGCTTTACATATCCTTCATTATCAACATCTGTATGCCAGAGATAATAAACTCTAACATCATTTTTAACAGATGCTACAGATTTTAGCAAATGCCAAATTGAATATCCCATTTCAGAAAACTTTTCATAGCCTTTTTCTTTAATCCTACTCATAAAAGCATTTGTCATCAGATACTGCATATCATCGACTACAATAACATTTTTTCCATAGTCTTTGGCTCTAGAGATAATCGTTTCAATATTTGATATATTATCCACAGTTAAAATTTGACCTTTTTTTGTATCGGTATCCCATTCCACCCAATCGTTTTTAAATGGCAATGGCTTGTCTAGGACTTGCACCAAAAGGGTTTCATCTTTGTTTAGGTTTCTTAGCGAAGTGGTTTTGCCCATTCCGCTTTTACCCATCACGATAATTTGTTTTGCCATTGAAGTTTCTCCTTTTCCATACTTGGCATATACACATTTGTGTATAGCTGAGCTTCAAGCTCTAGTAATAAAGCTTCTGCTATATTTACACCTCTATCTTTTATCAGCAATTCTGCTGCCAAATGAGCATTTTCAAATGTCACACATTCTAGTGCCTCCTTTAACTGAATTTTTTGTTGTTCTTGCTTTTGCTTCATTCTCTCTTCTCCTTATTGAGATAAGAGAAGTATAACATTATTTAACTTAAAATAAGCTTATAAAAATTACAATTTGGCACTTTTTATAATAGTATTTAATTCAGCGTCTTTTAACGGTTGCACTAGCATTGCATTCATTTTGTGCATATGCTCTATAGCATTATCTACTCCTAATTCCTTGAACATCATTGCTACACGATATAAGCTAGCGTTTCTGTTCCCCACATCAGCAGAATTCAAGAACCACAGATATATGCCTTCAATTCTTGGCTCTATGCTTAATGCGTCAACTTTATCAATAGTATCAAGCATCTTGGTACTACGCTCCGTGTTTGGAATACATTGCATAACATCAAACAAGTTGCCATCTTTATTAATAAAGATTTCTGCTTCAGGATTTGTAAACCAAAGTCTAGATACATTCCTTGTGCTTGCATCATAACTTGTTACACCTAAAACCTTACAGACATTAGCAATTAAATCTTTATGCACCTCCGGAGAGACAAAGAACTCTTTATTCGTTGGAAGGATAATTCTAAATCTATCACCCTTCCCTTCTTTCTGGTGGCTCTTTGTAGTGTAAATGATATGCACATAGTCTTTTAGTAGAACCAATGCTGTTTCCAGTGGCAATCCATTGTCTACATCAACAGCTATAATGTTTTGTCCTTCAATGAAATTGTCCGCTCTTCTGTGACCGTGGGTAGCAGTATCGCTTGGCGAAAAGTGAGCCAAAGAAAAACACGATACTTTTGAGCGAACAAGGCTTTCAATAGATTTAATATCTGAGCCAAAGAAAGGAATTTTAAGAGGCTTCATATCAATAGAATGCTCTCTCTTGTTGTCCATAGCTACTGAAACAATCATTTTATCCAGGTTGGTATCTTGAATTTGTTCTGCAGAATACATCTTAATGTGTTGTTTGCCTTCCTTAATTGTATACATTTGATGCAGTGCATACTCTTTGGCTAACTCCAAATACTCATTAAAGTTCCTTGAATTCAACTGACTAATTTCTTCTAGTAGCATTACTCTACTCATCGATTTTGATACTAAGTTTTCAAATATTAATGCGTGAGGTTGATAGCCTTTTGAAATTTCAAACAAGTGTTGTTTGGTTCTTTCATTGAAATCAATCGCTACCTGCATATGATGGGGTTCTACGGTTGTGCTAAAGTCAGATAATGCAATGATAACCGCTAATCGTTCTATCTTTAAGAAAGAAGTTGCTATAGATTTTTTTAACTCATTGTGCTCATCTTGATTGTACTCATTTTTAAGATATTGAACATACTCATTGAGCTTATCTGTGGCTTCTTTAGAATATTTGACAATTCTAATATCGTCGGTCTCAGTTAATTTTAGATACTTTAGAGCCAAAGAAGTTAATTGTTCTTTTTCTTCTTTAGTCATACAATCTTTATAAGGATTTGGCTCTATCTTTTTATTCTTACCAAAAAACAAAAAACTTCTTCTTCCAAACCCATTGATGAGTTCCGACTTTATTTTATCTATTTTTTGTGGTGAAGATTTTATTGAATAAGGCGTCCCATACAGCAAAACATTCACTGGTATATCTTCAACTGCAAAATATCCACCGCCAGCAATCATCTTCCCACGACCAGAACCACTATCCCAGGCTTCTTTAATTCTTGACAACATATCAGCATTCATCAAGATATCACCAAACTCACCGTGCGTAATGTTTAATGAAAATCCCTCTGCATATGCCATACCCTGCATTGTTTTTTGAAAACCTTCTGGTGTACCTTCCACAGAACAAAACAAAGAGTCTGGTAGTATCCAGTTCTGCTTCTCGTGGTTAATTGAGCAGCTTTCAGCACGCGAAACTGTTGTATTGAATTTTTTATCAACTAATTTAGGGTAAATTTTTTTCAGTTTTCCAAATTCATCAACAACACTATTAATAACAAAATCTTTTCCGTCACCAGTTCCGCTAAAGGTTATGCCAAAGTAATTTACTATTCTCAGTGTATCATCTTGGTATCTTTGGTACCTTAGTTTGGTCTTTACATTTGCTGCAGAAGCTAAGACAAAGTAGATTGCATTATATAACATATCCGTATCAATTTTGTCTGTTGCTTTAGAGGCAACGCTTTTTTCTAAAAGTTTTATTAATTTTGACATTTAGTTTCCAATCTCCCCATAATTTTTCTTTTTTGCTATTAGTTGCCACCAATTAGGCAAACATAACGAGTATTCTTGCCTGCTATCTTTTCCCATTTAATAAGCCCATATTTTGTTAATGTGCGTCTATACTTAATCGCTGAATTTGGCGTATTGTTAAACTTGTCAACGCATATATTTGCTTCCTCTTTTCCTTTGGCTCTAGTTTCATTAAGTATTACCGCTAGATATGCAAATTCCTGCGGAGTGAGGCTGTGCTTATCTTTTGCCTCCATTAGTGCATCGAATATATCCTGTTGTTTTGTTTCCATTTTGTTCCCTTTTTTTTGATTTGTGTTTATATTCAAACATCGAATAATATCACATATAAACTTAATTGTTACTTAAAATATTAATAGCATTGTTTTTATTTTAAAACTTTACTATTGCCGGCATTGGTTTTCATAGCTC